ATATCGACGTCGCGACGGATCCAGAGACCTGATACGTGGTGTCGGCAGTCGCCCGCAGGGCCATCGTGCACATCACGTTGATCGAGCTGCCAACGGTGGCAGTCGTCACGCCCGATGGGCCGGCAGCGGCCAGCGGCGCCGTGTACTGCACCATGCCGCCGCCGTTGCCCTGCGTCGCACCGCCGTTGATCCGCTGCGTCAGGGTGACCGTCGCGTTCGCCTGCCCGGACCACTGCGCCGTGGCGTTGTCCAGGTCGTGACAGGCCGTGAACAGAAGCAGCCGGTCAGCGCTGGTGGTAGTGATCTGATCCCAGGTCGTCGTCGTGCTGGGACTCGCCTTGACCGACGTGGTCACCAGCTCGTACGGGTCGGCCGTGGTGACGCAGCCCCGATACACGGCCAGGATGATGCCGATATGGTCGCCTGCGTCGGCGACGGTGCAGATCGTGTCTGACGGGCCGTTGAGCCGCTTCCAGAAGCCGTGGAGCTGCGTCCCGTTCAACCCGGACCCGGTAGCGACCGGAAGGCCGGTGATCGCGACGAACCCATTGGCGATCGACAGGGTCGCCGGCTCGCCGCCGCAGGTTTCCACCCACATGATCGCGATGTCGTCGGCGAGGCACGACGCCGGCAACGCGCGGGTACCGGTGGTGAGCGACCCGGCGTAGATTGACGAGCCGAACCAAGTAGGGACCGCCACGGGTCATCCCCTCATGGCATGGGAGGGGGTGATCAGGTCAGGGTGACGGCCAGCGCGCCAATGGCCCACTCGAGCTTGTCCCCGGACACCAGGGCCTTCGATGCGGCGAGCGCGGTCCAGTCCGTGCGCAAGGTGCCGCTCGACGTCATGATCGCGAAGTGCGTCACCGTGACCGAGCCGGACGCGGCAGCGGACGTAACGACAGCCGCGTTGGCCTTGATGCTCGGATCGGCTGCGGTAGCGGCGGCCCAGCCGGTCGCGCCGATATTGGTCCGCGCGAGGCTACCCGTCTCGGACGAGCCGTTCGCGGAATACCCGACGTAGTCGACCGCGCCCGAGGTCGGGAACCGGGCGTCGAGAGTTGCTTGCGATTCGGCGGTGGTCAGACCGGCCATTGAGATCTCCTTCTAGGGTCGAAACAGGGTGAGCGGTCAGACCAGTTCTTCGGGGGCGAAGGCGTAGCCGTCCTCACTGTCGATCATGGGGATGGCCCAGTCGGAGCCGGAGCTGTCGTAGCGGAAGGCGGTGACGGCCTCCATCGGCCCTCGGGTGAGCGGCTGGATCCAGAAGCCCTTGCCCGTACTCGTCCCCGCCGGCGCCAAGTCGTCGAGATCAGCCATCTCCTGCGGGGTGAGCTCCATGCCTCGGGCGAAGTCCTCGACGAGTCGCTGGGACAGCGGCCCGATGCTGTCGCTCTGAACGCCGACCACGCCGTTCGTCCAGGCGCGGTTGGCCAGCATCTTCGTGATGAAGATCGCCATCGCCGGCACGACCACGCCGATGTCGCCCCAGGTGGGCTGCTTGGCTCTGGTGCGGACGACGAGGGAGGCGGCCTCGACGATGGCCTGCGCGTAGACGTCCTCGTCGTCGATCTCCTCCTGCGCCCAGACAGCCAGGTCAGCGACGGTGATGATCGATGCCATGAGGTCATGCTAGGGCATGGGCTCGCAGATAAGCCGCTGCGACCTCGAACAGCCGGGGGTCGTCATTCAAGTGCCCAAGGGCACCGTTGCACGACACGCAAAGCAGCCCTCGGATCGCTCCGGTCGCATGATCATGGTCGATGCAAGGTCGAGTCATCTGCTTATTGCAGATGGCGCATCGACCAAGTTGCTCGATGAGCATGGCAGCCCAGCGCTCCCTGGTGACCCCATACTTGTAGAGCCGAGCTCGAGCTGGCGCCTTAGCCCTGGCTGCGGGACGCCAAGCCTTCACCTTGTCAGGGTTGGCGAGCTGGTACTCACGAATCTTGGCCTTACGAGCCTCCGGGTTGGCGTGGTAACGAGCGTTCTGCACCGCCCTGTAGCAAGGGTCACACTCATTCCTTCGCTTCCCCGTGGCCTTGTTCCGCATGTAGAACTCGTCTTCGGCCTTCATCTCGCCGCAGATCCGACATGGCCTCACACCCTGACCCCTAACGCAGATCGTCCCAGCCCGAGGTCTCGGGCTGGGACGATGCTACGGGAAAGAACCCCAACTTACGGGGTAAACGTTCCTTTGCCCCCCCTTGGGTTCTCCCCAGTGAGAGCGCCGTTGGCGTCACGGTTGTCCTCGACCGAGGAGATCCCGTTGAACGTCGAGACGATGGAGCGGTCGCGCAGGAAGTTCGCGTCGTAGTCCTGCATGACGCGCATCCCGTAGCCCTTGTGGCGACGGATCGCACCGCTGTAGGCGCCGCGCGGAACCTTGGGCGCGACGTTGGCGATGACGAGCGCGGACTCGTGGACGACGAAGATCTGGTTCGCCGTCAGGAGCGTGGTGCCCACGACGTTCATGCCGCGGATGTTCGGGACCGTGGTGCCGGCGAACGAGCTGGACCGGCCCGAGATCTCGAAGTCGTTGAGCTTGCCGGAGTTGAGCAGCCACGAGAAGGGGTTGGACCCGACCAGGATGGTGCGCCCGGCCTTCGGGGTGCCGACCGCGTCGAGAGCCAGCATGACGTCGGTTGCCCAGACCCGCGGGTCGTCGGCGGTGGCGGCGTCGAACGGTCCGGCAGCGGTGGCCCAGTCGACAGCGTTGAGCGCGGCGACGACCTTCTGCTCGAGCCGGGTGCGGACCGCCTCGACCTGGACGTCGAGGATCTCGGTATTGAAGTTCGTGAGGTCGAGCAGGTCCTCCTCGTCCGTGAGCGGGACAGCCGAGTAGATGTGCTCGTTGATCAGGATCGGGATGGTGACCCGGCTGATCTCGTCGAGCACGATCGGGTTGAGTCGCGTGCGCCACTCGTAGTTCCGGGCGCTGAGCACGGCCGGGAGCTTGTAGTTCAGCGTGTCGTCGAGCGCGCCCTGGAACCTGGCCCCGTCGATCCGGGTGAAGACCTTGGGGAGAATGGAGTCGAACTCGAGTGCGGCCACCGCCAGGTCGGCGTACTGCGCGGCCTTGATGTACTGGTTTGCCACGGGGACCTCCTACGAGGAGATTGGCCGCGTGCGGTCCCCGTGGCGGGGTCCGTGCGGTGCCTTACCGAGAAGCTCGGAACGCTTCGAGTGCCTTGCCTGGATCCTTGAAATGCCCATCATCGCTGAGATCGTTGTCGACCTCGTCGACTCCGGTGACGAGCTTGGTGTCCTTCTTCGGCTGGCGACTCGGGCCATCGCCGTTCTTGCCGTCTCCGCCGAGGTTGTGATCGGTGACGTACTGGTCGAAGTTGGCCTCGATCTCCTCGGCCGTGTCACCCGAGACGTACCTGGCCGCAGCCTTGATCTGGGCAACCGAGAGATTCTTCTCGGTCCCGCGATCAAGAATGACCTGCAGCTTGTCGACCGCCTTCGGCGGGTTCTTGCGAGCCTCGTCCAGTTCGCGTTGGAGCCTCTGGTTCTCGGTCAGGTTGGCCTTCTCAGCCTCGTCAACCTTGCCCTTGAGTTCGTCGCGCTCCTTGGAGACTTCGGACTTCTCGCCCTTGATTCGATCCCGTTCGGTCTCGAGGTTGTAGATCAGCTTCTTAGCCTTGTCGGCATCGAACTCGGGATGCTTGGCATCCCAGGTCGCTGACCACTCCTCGAACGTGGGCTGGGGCATCTCGCCACCTTCATTCGGGCAGGACCGTCCCGGTCCCGCGTACATCGGCGAGCATAGCCGAGATCACGCGGCCCGCCCTTCGTATGCCTGCCGGAAGGCGCGTCGCGCCGCCGCGCCAGAGAACTTCCCGCCGGTCTCTTTCCAGAGCGCCTCCCACTCCCGCGCCCGTCCGGGCCAACCCGCCTTCGAGGTATAGAGCGGCTCGAGGGCGCACGAGCAGTGGTCGTGGCACTTCTGGTCGCCGGGGCCGGTGAAGCGAGGATCCGAGTCCTCGAAGCTGTCCTCCTGGAAGACCGGACCACGGCTGGCGAGCATGGCGCAGAACGAGCAGGGGTTGGCCGACTTGGTCACCCGGAAGTACCCGACGCAGACCGGATCCCGGCGGACGGTCTCGTCGATCACAGCCCGGCCACCGTCGAGGACGCCCCTGACTCCGGTGCCGGCGACGCCGGCCTGGGTCAGATCAGCAGCGACGCTGGGCGGCTCGCCTTGCTCGACCCGCTTGACGTACTGGCCGACCCCGGTGAAAGCCAGTGAGCGACGGAGCTTCTGGATCTCGACTGGCGTCGGATCGGGGATGACCGGCGTGAACGGGACCCCGAAGGACTGGCCGGCCTCAGGGGAAAGGCCGGCCAGTTGCATCGCGGAGAGCTCGAGGTTGCGGAAGTTCGTGACGTAGGCAGCCGCCAGAGATCCCGAGCGGCGACGATACCCCAAGATCATCTCGAGTGCGGCCTCCACGAACGTACGGCCCGAATCGAACGGATCAGCCGGGTCGAAGGTGCGCGCCCAAAGACGAGCCAGCAGCAGGGCGAGAAAGAGTCCGAGCCTGGACTGGGCCTGCTGGTGGGCTCGCGAGAGCTCCCCCGCTGCCGGCGAGTAGCTCACGGACGGGTCGCCTTCTCGGCAGCTCGCTTCTCGTTGCCGACGCCACTGACGCCAGATGGCTCCTCGCCGCCCATGAAGCTCGCCAGGAATTGCTCCATTGCCCCGGACTCGACGATCTTGAGCGCCTCCTCGGTGTCCTGGCTGGTCCAGCCGGGGATGCGGCGCCAGAGCATCTGCGGGGGCACCTTGAGCTGGGTGGCCAGGGCGCCGAGCGCGGCAGCGGCCTGGGCGAGCGAGCGGCTCTCGGTGTCCTTCCAGACGACCTGGCTCGAGAAGTCCTTGGCGCCGGTCACGTCTCCGAGGATCCAGGCGTCGAGACGGAAGCCCTGCTCGTGACGCTCGCCGAAGACATGCTTGCGCTCGTCGACCTTGCGCATCAGTGACGCCTCGGCCGCAGCCAGGGCCTCGGCAGACAGGTTGTCCGCGAGGCCGAGCAGGTTGTGAGGCGGGGTCTGGGTGACGGCGGCGAAGTCCTTGATGTCGGCATCGCGAGCGCGGAGGAACCCGTCGAGCTGCGTCTCGGCCAGGGTGCCGGCCTTGGCGTCGGGGTTCTCGAGCATGAGGATGTCGGCGATCTGGAACCGGCGCGCGATGGCCTGCCTCTTCTCCTGGCTGTACTCGACCCCGTCCGCCGGTTCGTCCATGCCGGTGATGAAGCGGACCTTCCAGGCGCCGTAGCGCTGGACGATCAACCGGTCGAAGGTGTCCTGGTCGATGCGCTTGACCAACGGGATGAACGGCTCGACCTCGCCGGTCGCGACCCCGTCAAGATCCAACTGGTTCGGGTATCGGATGACCGGCGGGACCTCTAGGCCGTGACGCTCGGCGCTGATCCATTGCCAGTTCTCCTCGCCGTCGTCGTCGCAGGACAGGTAGTGGGTGTAGCCCTCGTCGTAGAGACGGACGGCCCACTGCTTGTGATGATCAAAGTCGTCGTCACGGTTGACGGGGACGGCGTAGATCGCGTGGCTCATCCACTCGTCGTTCTCCTCGGTGAAGAATCCGAGCATCTTCTTCATTGAGTAGCCGAGGTACTTGACGGTGGGCTGGCCCGTCAAGGGGTCCGTGCCGGGCAGGTGGACCATGTACGCCTGGCCCTGGCCGAAGGCGGCGCGATAGAGCGAGGACTGACGGGAGTCCATGCCGTTCGGCTGCCAGACCCGGTCCCAGAGCGGGTTGCGGCTCTCGAGCATCTTCGGTGACTGGCCGACGATGTCGGCCTCGGACGGGATCGAGGACCGGTAGTCCTCGACGAAGCACGCCTGAGTGACACTGGTGATCGCCAGGCCGAACCAAGGGGTCGGGGCCAGCTCGGCGAGAAGCGCATGATCGGCTGGCGCGTCGCGCGGCTGGACCGGCAGCTCGTGGCGGCCGGTGGCCCAGAGGTCGAGCGCGATGGCCTTCTTGCGGGACTTGAGGAAGTCCGGGAAACCCGCCTTGGCGAGCTCGCGAGCGGCGTTCTGCTTTCGCGGGCTCATCGTGTCGGTTGCCACCAGCTACCTCATCCCAGGTTCGTCCAGCCGCCGCTACGGCCGCCCTTGGTCTTCTCAAGCCCACGGTTCAACGTGAGTCTACGCAGAAGCCTTGCTCCGACCATGCACACCGCGAGGTCAATCTTGGCCGGAGACTCACGGCCGGCCTTGCGCAACGAGGTCCCCCACTTGTTCGTAGCCTTGCGTGCATTCATCAGGTGCTTCTCGAGCCGGACGTACCCGTCATGGAAAAACGCCGGAGCGGGGAGGCCGTCCTCGTCCTTGCGCTCGATCTCGGCGACGGTGGTCTCGGCGGCCTCGGTGAAGACCTGATTGCGGAGCTCGTTGGTCATGTCCCAACGGATCGAGTGCAGATTGTGGCCGGTCTGGACGGCCCAGGTCTGCAAGATCTCCTTGTAGTCGCGGTGCCACTCGTCGAACAGGCCGTCCCAGTAGCGGCTGTCGTCGTCGTCCTCCTTGATGTGGCCGGGGTCGCCCCAGAACGCGACGACCTTGAACCGGCCACCGCGAACACGGCCGGTCGCATCCTTGGTCCCGACGACCTCCTTGACGCGAGCGTCGACCTCGCTGCGCGGAGCGCGCCACTCGTGCTTGCGATCCTTCGGCGGCGCGAACCAGACCCCGAGGGTGAAGACGAAGCCGTCGCTAAGCCGGCAGCCGACCAGGGCGGTCTCGTCGTCGGACTTGGAGCCGTCGAAGAAGATCACGACCGGGTCAGTCGGCTCAACCAGGCGCCAGGTCGCACGAAGCTGATCAGCGACGTTCTCGCGAAGCTGGCGGGCGTAGGGATGACGGGCGGCGCGGATGGAGTCACGGTCGACCCAGGCATCCTCGGCGGTGACGATCTGGTTGAACCACATCCGCCGCATACGACTGACCGGGTTCTTGCGGTCCAAGATCGCCCGGACGATCGAGCGGGTCTGCAGCCAGACCGAGTCGCCACGTACGGCCTCGATGACGCGGGTCAGGTAGGCGACGAAGTCCTCTCGGTGCTCGGGGATGGCCATGTCGAGACCCTTGGGCGGTGACAGGTGCGCCTTCTCCGGGGCTTCGAGGGAGTCATACAGGATGCCGGTCTGGACCGAGTCGCCGCCCTCCTCGGCTTCGTACGCCTCGCGGATCATCTGGGCCACCGAGCCCTGGTTCGGGTTGTAGGCGTTGGTGATCCACAAGATGCGGGCAGCGCCGTCCGGGGCCTTGGTCGCATTGTCGGTGAGGACGGCGAGCATGGCCATGCCGTTGTTCGTCTCGAGCCACTCGTGGGACTCGTTGCCGATGACGAACGTGGCGCGGGCGCCTTGCAGCGGGGCCGGGTTGCGAGTGACGGCCTGGATGATCCGCGCGCCGGCCAGGAAGTTGACGCGGGCTGCGCCGATGTCGATCTGCCACTGTGCGGTCGCCTTGGCGGTGAACAGGGTCGGGAAGACGCGCATCGTGTTCTGGGTCTGGGACTTGCTGACCGCAGCCACCTGGATCCAGGCGACCGGGTTGTCCTTGGCCGGCGGATGGTGGTTACCGAGCGGATCGGCGACGGTGATCCCCATCGCAGCACGGGCCTTGTCGACACGGCAGGGGCCGATGGCCTCGACGGCGCAGAGGACAGCGGCCAGGGGGTCCTTGCCTAGTCAACCCCAGCCCTTGAGGCGTTGCAGGATCGCTTCGCGGTAGACGAAGTCACCGTTGTCATCGACGGCGTAGAACCAGAGGACGAACCGAGCCTGCTCGTTCGTAAACTTCCAAGGCTCGCCAGTCGGGCCTTTGAGGTACTGGCCGCACCAGTCGATGACCTGCCAGCCGATCGTGATCTTCGGCAGGATGAACTTGCCGAGCTCGTCACGGCGCCAGGTAGGGCCAACGATCGTCGGATCGACCGTCTCAGGCAGGACGTAAGAACGCTCAAGGGTTTGGGTTAGGGCACTCACCCCCTCCCCCTCTCCGACGCTGGGTAGCGCCACTCGACGTTC